ACTTCATCTCCTTGTGCTCTAAGAACTTTTAAAAGAGATTTAGCAACTGTTTTACCAACTGCTGCTGATTCTTCTGTAGTATATTTTCTTACTTCTTCTTTTATTCTCTTAACCCCAACTGTTGCATGATCTATGTTTGGATCTGTCTTTATGTTTTGAATAGTTTCTTCATCTGATGGATCTACTTTAAGTACTTTGTCAGGTACGTTTCCTTTATAGGAAAGTGTAGCAGGAACCGTAGTCTCTTTTAATAAGGTTGAAAGATTGTTTTTTACCTCTTTCAATCGTTTGATTTGCTCTTGAATTACTCCTTGCTCAGATTTTGAACCTTTAGTTTTTCTTAGAGTATCAATTGCTGATTCTACTTGTAAAAGTTTTTTTGAAAGTTCTGTTTTTGTATATTTTGCCATCTTCTAAAGATATGAATTTATTTTCTATTAATCTACTATTTGCAATGATAATTTAGGTATCTTTGTAATGCTTTTCCGTAATGAGTACCCTTATCTTCTAATGCTGAATGTGCTGTTCTTACTTTTGTACAGGACAGTTTACCTAACCTATCTTTTAAGATACCTGGTTGAACAGGATCGTGTACTCCTTCTTCTATTTTTTTTAAATCATCGTAATATGTAGGATTCTCGTAAACATGGTCAAATGCTATTTCCATAGCAATATCCAAATCTGTTGTATGTTCTGATTCTACTTTTACCCCTTTTATTATCTGCTTTATAATCTCATCGAGAGGTAGTTTATGCATTTTAGCTAAATCTCCTACTGTAGCATACTGAGCTAGTCCTCCTGGGATGTTATTAGGAGCAGTTGTAGAGGCATCTAATGCTTCTCTAACTAGTTGTATAAGTTTAGACTTCTGCATTATCTTCTTCAGGCATTGGTTCCCACCAGTTACAGCAGTATTCATCTGCAGGATAGGGTATTTCCTCTACCTCAGACCACTTCTTCCAGTATTTACTTGTACATAGGTTCCCTTCTTCAGTCCAGTATTCGCAATTTGCGCACATGGAACCTCCTTTGGTAACTCTCATTCCAGCTTGATGTGATTCTGGTAAGACTAGTTCACCTGGTCCTCCGTAATTCTCGTGAAGTACTTTTAGTAGTTTCATACTATCCTTGTCCGTTATAAAGCTTCTTATAGTTCTTAGAAGATTTAAGTTTTGAAGTCTTGCATTTTGCATGTACTCCCGGTCTTGCTACTTTAGGTTTATCTACCTTAGTTGTTGATGGAGCTGATTTTACTTTTGCCATAAGTCGAACACTATTTACTGTTTAAAAATAAATAGTAAGAAAAACTTATTACGAATCTATATGGCTTCTGATGTGTTTTAGGTACTCCTGAAGATTCTTGTTGGTTTGTTCTTTAAATCTAGAATCATCACTATTCCAATCCTCTACATCTCCTTGTTCAGTTACAAAAGTGTTTGTTGATTCTAAACTATCAAAGACCCATTGCTCTACATCTCTAGCAAAAGCTTTCATACTCCCCTGCATCATATTCTTTTCATACGATTCATAAAGACCTGCTTTTCTTAGTTCTGCTTCGTAGTCAATCACGCAATCAAAACACATTTTATGTATCTTATACATTTTCTGTGCTAGATGGTGTTGCATTGATCCTTTACATTTTGGACATGCTAGGGGTACTTGCATTGCTTTCTTAGCTGCATCGAGTTTGGTGATGTTTTGTCTTAGTCCATTCCTAATAGTCCAAGTTCTTCCACTCTCTTCCCAAATATCTCCCTCTGTATATGCTACATGTGCTTTGGCATATCCTACACCGTCAACTGTCTTTGCTGAGAAGTCTTTATTGACTAGGTTTCTAGCCCTGTTAACATCTTTTGAGGTAAATTCTTTTTTAAGTAAGCTCTCCTTTGCCATAACCAAGTTCTTTTAATTCATTTATAACCGATGAAATATCTCCATCTTTACATTCTATTGATATTCCCCCTTTAGCGGCAAATGCAGCTAGGTTAGAAGGTTTATCATCTATTAATATAGAGTTTTCATTTGCAAAATCCGACTTAGCATCTCCAAATCTAAAAATTACTTCAGGAGCAGGTACTAGATTCTCTTTTACCCACAGTCTTTTTCCAAGTCTTGAAGTATTATCTCTTGAAGGAGATGTTAAAAGCTTTGGACCATAGGGTTGAATAAAGTCCCATAATGCTTTTCCATTTGGCATCCAAGGCATTTCAGACCAGAACTCTAATCCTATATGCTGATCAATAAATTTCCAGAATTCTTCCTGTCCCTCTATCTTTTCGAAGTGCTTAGGTCTTGTTACTTGTGCAATTGTTGCTTTTGAGTAGTATTTTGGCCCTTCTTTTCTTAAAAGAGTTATAAATCTCTTTTCAAAGTCTGTTAATACTCCGTCCATATCACAGTATATCTGATATGGTAGCTTTTCAGCTCCCAGTAATGTTACGATGCTTGTTTCCATATTGTCTCCCAATTTTCTTCTTCGTTATATGCTGCTACTTCGTATGGATGATTTGAATAATCGTATCCCATTCTATAATACCTGGTCATCCAAGATGGTGACTGTAGGTAGTGTTGATATTCGTGAATAACCGTTCGTATTAGTTCCTCTAAGCTTCCTATGTTATTGTAGTATATTGTTATCTCATTGAATAAGTAACAATACTCTCCTTTTATGTCGTCTATAATATCTTTGCTTAGATATATGTGTGGAGAGGTTTGCTGATGTTTTGACAAACCATAGTGGTTCTCTACTTCAACTATGTACTTCTCTACATACTCAACGATCTGCTTCTTTGTAACCTTTGTTTTTTTCATAACCTTTTTTATTTTTATTTACTTTTTACTCCGTCTTCCCAGTTTCTGAAGGTTATATTACCTCTTAGGTAAGCTTCTTTTTCTATTTCCTGTAGGTTTGAGTCTTCATTTGTATTGGTAGTAGCTGCTAATCCTTCAAGTCTTCCTTCAATATTCTGAATATGATGTATCATTTCATGTGTAAAGGATCTACAAACATCTTTAGGATGTCTTCCAAGTACATATAGAATTACTTCCTTATTATTTGGATTGTAATAAGCTGTTCTACCGAAGAAGTTATTGGCTTGATCTTCATCGTACCTTACTTTTACCTCTGGTAGTGGTTGTATATTCATACCTTCATCAAGCATATACTCTAAAATAGATGCTATGTATGGAGTGTAGTTAAATTTTTCTTGCTCTACTGACTCCGGTAGGTGTTTTTGATAAGGGGTTTGATCAAAGCTTACATCTGAGTATGTCTTAACGTAAATGTCAATTCTATCCTGATTAAATACTACTGTAAATTTATCTGAATCTACTGTTTGTCTTAGTTGATTGAATAGGTCTAGTAAGTCTGCTCTATCTTTAGACGGAATAGCTCCTGATGCAGCTATTGGTGTTCCTGATGATCCTTCTTTTACTACTTTTTTCTTAGTTTCTTTTGGAAAAAAGCTTTCAAATACATTATCAACAGCAGTTAGCATTTTATCTTCGATTGAATCCTCTTTTTGTGGTGCTACAATATCTACGATTGCTTGTTTATCTTCTTTAGATATTACTTTTGGAATCCATTTACCTGATAATAAGAACTCTTCTGACTTTCTAATATCAGTTGCTGAGAATTTACTGTCTTCTTTGTCTACAATTATAGGAAGTTCTTTTACTTCTACGTTTTTATAGTTACCTTTTACTTTACCTTTTTCTATTCCTGAGAATTTACCCATTTCATCAGCCATAGCTCCTGTAATAATTCTTGTTACTTTGTCTTGATTTGCATCAATCCATTCGTATATGTCTAATACAGGTGTTACTCTACTGATCTGAATCTCTACTGGTACATTTATGTATTTTGCATAGATCTCCCAAATTGCTTTTGATTGTTCTGCTGTAATTTTTACTCCTTCTCTAATTTTAGGTCCAATAAAGATTACAATCTTATCTGCTTGAGTGGATAAAAACTTAGCATTCTCAAAGTGAGCAAGGTGCGGTGGTTTAAATCCTCCTGCATATAAAGCTACTACTTCTGATCCGTCATCTAAAGCTTCAGCAAGTGTTTGTGCTACTTTTTCAAGTGCATCTTCTTTACCTTTTCCTTTAGCTGTTCCTACTTCTCCTGATTTAACAGTTACCATTGATTTGAATATCCCTGCTATTCTATTTTTAGATCTAGCATTTGTAAGTCTTCTTGCAATATCATCTAATAGGTCTTCAAAAGACCCGTCAATGCTAAAATTCTTAAATAAAATTTTAATGGTTCCCCAACTTGTTGTTGACCAAACTTCTTCTCTCGCTATCTCTCTAAAGCCTTCTAGTTTTACTTTTCTTAAGGACAGTTTTACTGATGATAAATTGAATTCGTATTCTTCTCCTTTTTCAAGTTTAGGTATATTTGAAATACCCATTCTTCTAAATACTTCTTCAGGATTTTCTTCCAATAGAATTACTTTTGCTAGTCCTATTAGTAGTCCTTGCTTTTCAGCCGGTAGGTCTAAGAATGATCCTTTAAAAGCATGCTCTTCTTCTGTAAGAGAAATGATGTTATCCACTTGAATAAACTCATTTTCTTTTCCTACAATTGGATAGAGTACTGAGATTAGTTCTCCTGAGTTATAATATCTCCTTCCTGTGTACTTTTCTGATTTAAAAGGTACAATTACGTCTTGCGGTAGAGCTAAAGCTGCATCGATAAGTCTTTGTTTTACTTCTCTCTTATCGTCTCCTTCAAACCATACAATGATATCTAAGTCTCCAAAGTCAGCTTTAGAACCTGCCTTAACAGATCCTGATAGAGAAGCTTTCTTAAAGCCTGGTATTTTACTTAGAACTTCTTCTACGTATTTATTGAATGTATTATGTACATCTCCTCTTTCTATTCTATTTCCTCCTGCTACTCCACTCATTATGCTCTGTATTGTATTAAGTTTGAATTATCTGGTAAGAATTTACCTTTTAGTCCTAATCTTTCTTGATTTTCTATCCAATATGACTGTAAATCTTCCGGTATATCTGCTCTTGTTGAATCTAATATCTTAAGATAAGTATCATAAACAGCATGCAAATCTTGTTCAGATAAGCCTGCTTCTAGTGTTTCTATCAACTTAAAATAGTCTCCTATTGTATCTCGATCTAAATTTAAACCATATAACTGGTTTAGTAGGTCGATTGCTTGTTGAGGTGTATTGGCTACTATCTCTTGTGTTTCTTTACTCTTTACTCCATAGTTGTGAGAGAATGTATACCCTTTGTGAGAGAATAAAGATACAAGTAACTGTGTTCTATGAAGACCTTTTACGTTTCCTGAGTAAGTGGCTGAGTGATAAGCAAATGAAAGCCAATCTACATCTCCTACATTTACATCTATTTGAACGTTTTGACCTACTACTTCGTTATTCTCATCATACTGAGGGAATAAAAGAAATAAAGCTCCTGCTCCTGATCCTTTTACATCTGCTATAATCTCTGTATCAGCCTCTAACACTTTCTGTGCTACTGCTACAATTACAGCTCTTTTCATCAACTGATCATCAGAAGAGGTTCTAGCTCTTTTCTTAAATCCTTCAAATAAAGCTTGAACGTGTTTCTCATCCAGACCCCAATCATTTATATCATCAAAGGATGACCCGGCAAGTGCTAGGTCAATATCCCCTGAATAATCTTTTTTCCCTACAGATCCTAGAGTTTTCATCTCTCTAAAGAATGGTTCTGCTTTTGGAAATATTGTTTTGAACTGCTTAAAGAACTCTAATAGAGTTGGTTTAATATGCTCTTTTTTTATTGGTGCTGTACTATCGAATACGTTTCCTCCCATGTTACTTTTTATTTACCTAAAGATACGCACAATATTTCTATTATGCAACTATTATATTAAATAAATAGTACTAAAGTTTGATAGTGGTTGGATATGAGGTAAACTTAGGCTCTGTTGTTGGATGCTCTATCTCGTATAGTTTATAGATCAATTTGAATAATTCAAAGTTCTTTTCTATATCATCTATTACTTTTAATTCCCATCCTTTACCCTGTATCTTTTTACCGGCTTTATCAGCTCCTCTTGTTGATGCTTTCAACCAAAGAATAGCTGTTCTATCAATCTTAATACCTTTTACTTCTTCAATTGATTTAGCATAAGCTGCCAATTGTAAGTCATATGATTTATGTAGGTGATTTGATGTTTTGAAGTCAATAAGCCAATTCTCTCCGTTCATCGATACAACTATATCAGCTGTTCCGGCATACTTGTGAGTATCTGAGTAAGTAAATTCTTCTGTGAAGATTAGTACAGGCTTTGCTACTTCCCAAAACTCTTTGAACTTCATAATCATACTCCATACTAGTTCATTGTATCGGGCATTACCGTAATCATCCATCCATTGGATTTCTTTACCTTCTAATAACTCTTCGATTGCATTGTGAGTTTGGGTACCTTCATCTCCGGCTCTTCTCATTATAATGTCTGAGTTGTGACCTACATCTTTCAACCAAGATTCAAAGAACTTATTCTTTGGCATGTATTGTAAAATTGATGTAACTGAAGGGTAGTATACTCCTTCTGATCTTTGATAAACCCTTCTGTCTAAGAAGTTAATCTGTTTAAGTTCAGGTTTAAAATCTAACCTCTTCTTAGCATGTTCTGACAAAACATTCTGTCCTTTTTGTATCATATTATGATAGTTTGTAGCGGAGTAACTTTCCGAAGTCCATTTCCTCTGCCTGTTGTACATAACGAGTGAAGCTTGCAAAGCCCATCTCGCTTGGATCCTTATCTTGCATATCTACTAGATATACCTTCTTTCCCATATTCAGAAACTGTTCTGTGTATGAAAGTGCCTTTTTAAATGCATCCCTGTCTAGGGCTACGTATATGTCTTCTACCTGACTTGATACTATCTTTTTTATCAAAGATTTTGACAAAGACTTACCAAGTATTGGTACTGCGTTTCTTTTTACTGCTATTGCATCAAATACCCCTTCTACAAGTATAATGGGCTGTGCCCAATTGATTAAGTTCTCAAACCCTATTATATCCTTAGAGCACTCTGGATTTCTGTATTTATGGTAAGCATCTTCAAATGTTCTTGCTACAAAGAAGTTTAACTGGTTATTCTCATTATATGATGGTACAATCACTCTTCCTGTGTATTCTCCTGAAGTACAGTAGCCAATATTGTATTTTAGGAAGTCTCTGTCGGTAAAACCTCTTTTATACAGGTACCTTCTTACTTTATTTGCTATAATAGAAGTGGTCGATGCTGTATAAAGAGCTTGAAACTCTTTAGGTAATTCTACTACAGAAGCAGGGGCATAACCTATTTCATCACCTTTTCTTACGTATTTAAGTATTTCGTATGCTTGTTCGGCCGGTATCTGTAGCTGTTTGAGTAAAGACTTGATTGTACGTCCTTTAAAGCCACATACCCAACATTCGAAAGGATTCTCACCTTTTTCATTGGTATGAAGGTTTACCTCTAGTTTTGGCTTATGATGATTGCATTTAGGGCAGGTAAAAGCATAGTTCTCCCGTGCTCTCTTGTGAGATTTACCTAAGACATTCTCTATAAAACCTAATAATATACTACTACTCATACCTGTACATAACTGATTGACATCTTAAGATACGAAAAAAGACTTGAATAAACAAGCCTTTCTTTTATTATTTTAGTATTCCCTATACTAGTAAACTTCTGAGAGCAGGATATGCGTTTACTATTGCTTCCTCTGATTTTGCTACTGTCTTAAGGGATGATAATGCTCCTTGGAACCATTCTGCATGTGATAGCTTATCAACTGCTGCTACACCGTACCCGGCTGCCATACTTCCTACTACAATTGCATATACACTCTTTGTTAACAGGTCTAGTGTTTTTGGATCTTTTACAAAGAAGCTTAAAACTCTTCTAATAGGTGCTTGAAAGTTCTTTTCATTATCGTGAGCCCAGTGGTGTATCTTTTCTGCAATATCTTCTCCTTTTTTATAGTTTAGAAGTTTAAATAGTTTTGCTGAGTATTTTGATATAAAACCTACTACTGTGTTTGCGGTTAATATAGCAGCTACTGTAGCAGTTACTATTGCTTCATCTAACTGTTTTGGATCTTTACTTTTTAGCTCTGTTCCAATTGCTGCTGCAATAGCATTAGCTGCTTGTGCAAATTCAGCATCAAAAGCTGCTTCTTCGCTATCTACTTCTTCTAACCTAGAGTTTGCAGTTAGTTTATTCTCTACTAAGAATTTCTTTAAATCAAAATTATCCATTCTGTAATTTTTTAAGTATTAATTCATTTTGCTTTATTAAGTTAAATGTTTTTAATACTGATTTTCTGCTCTTATTGGTCCTTGTCTTTTGAGGAGAGCTGTGTGATACTTTTGCCATTATACGTCTATTACTTTAATTCTACCTCTTTTATCTTGCATTAGGTTATCCATTTTAATTGAACCACCTGGTCCCTCTAAGTCTGGATATATTCCTAGTAGGTCTGCTTCTTCCATTATATCGTCAATTGGAACATCCTTTTCATTTCCTGTAAAAGGCTGTAGATCTTCCATTGTAATGATTCCTAGTTTTGGATTTCTAACCTCTACATCGTAAATGTATACAAAATATTTGGTTCTTTGTCCTTTTATTTGCTGTGCATCTTCTAGTTCCTCTGAATCAGTAGTAACTTTTTTTACTTTATCTCCTACCATAAAGACTACTCCGTAATCACCTTCTCCTAAATACTCTCCTCCTTGGTCAATGATATCATTTACAAGTTCTTGGTATTCTTGAGTTGGATCTAAGATCTCTTTTAATAAGGAAAACAGTTTCATTATTTTAATTTAGCAGAGAATGCTCTGGCAAGTCTAGGGGCATTAGCTTTAACTTTAGCTATAGCATCTTCTTCTGAAGTAGCTTGTACTGTTTCGTCCCAATCTATATCATCACCACGTCTATCCATTGTGTAGTACTCTACTCTATAAGTCTTTTCTTCACCTTCTCCTTCGTAAACAGGTTTTTCACCTCTAGAAATTCTAGCTACGTTATCTGGGTTTGCTTTGTCTAAGATTGCATTACCTCTTACTGGATCTCCTTCAGGACGTCCTTTTGCTATTGCTGTAAGAATGTTTCTGAAGTCATCTGTAGTTCCTCCCTTAGTTTGTCCTACCTGTGGAGAATATCCTTTCATTGCTTCAAGGACTATTTCTCTTAATTCTGATCTTTTCATTATTTATTTTTTCTTAAGTTCTATTGAAAATAGTATTATACTAAATATAAATATTAGCGTTATTAGGTAATAGCCTATTGGTCCTCCGTCCATTATAATTCTAATATTCTGATGTCTAAATTTCCTGTTCCTTTTATTAATCTATGGTAAGTGTCTTTTGGAATAAAGACTGTATCCTGAAGCTGTTGCGGTATTGAATCTTCAAATTGGAATTGCCAATCTGTAGTACCTACTACTTCCACTTGTCTATCGTTTCTATCTCTATGCCAAACTAATTCCTCTTCCTCTACATCCTGTGTAAACTTTCTATAGATGAAGTCAAATGTCTTTAACTCATAGTAAGGTCTATCCATTTTACCAGTATCCGCTAAAGTTTCTACTACCTCCTAATGATTTCCAATACCTTCCGATATTACAAGCCCAGTACCCCGGTTTTGTTCTATCTTTTTTCTTATCACATTGATGACGAGCGGCAAAAGAACTTCTTGCACCTGGTTCATCTATCTTTACATTTAATCCTGTTGTTCCTCCGAACTGTACTTTTTTAACTTTTTTAGTTTTCGGATCTTTAACATATACTACAAACTTCTTAGAACCTCCTCTTTTAGGTTTTCCTAATTGTACATCTTTCCCGTGGTATTCTGCTTCTACTATCTTTTCAAGATTAAAATAATCCCAAAAGTCAAATATTCTAGCAAACTGATCATAGTTGTCCGGAAATACTAATGTCTGTCCTGAATAAGAAGCTGGTTTTAGTACTACTTTATTATCTGTAATATCTATTACTCTTAGCTTATTATTGTCTTTGTCAATAACAGTCATATTCCTTTTAATATTTCCTCCGTATTCTCCTGCTCTAGGAAGTGCTGGGTTAAGCTGCTCTGTAAGTTTTTTCCAATTCTCAAGAGCCTTCATATCATATACTCCTTTTTCATTATCATATCCGCAATTGTGGCATAATGCTGAATGAGTATCTTCAGGTGTTACCTCCCAGTGGTGGTCACATTTCTTACAAGCAATCTCTTCTCCTTCTTCTACCATTGGTAAGTCTAAAGGTACTTTTTGTCCTTCATACTCTCCATATTCACCTATATTTGTCTCTTCTAGAAGTAATCTATCCTCTTCACATAAGTCTAAATAACCGTCTCTGTGAAGTGTTCTTGCTTCAGTAAACAATTGTATAAAGGCATTGGAAGAATAACGGTAGATATTCTCAGATAAGGGTAATCCATGCTTTAAATGGTAATTTAAGCCTGGTGTTGTATCAACTAATAGGTTAAGTAGTTTTATCATAAAAATCTTTCTTAAAAAAGCGTCCTGATATGTTATCGTTAAAATAAATAGAACCTGGCTCTATGACCCCTTTCATATAAAGATACTTATCCTCATAGTAGGTCAGCTGTTTCTTAGTCGGTACAAAGATAAGAATTTCTCTTGTGAATTCCGACTGTTTCTTTTCTTTTATTAACTGTTTAATTTCTGGATGAGAACCGTGATAGGTTTTCCAATCCGTTTCCTTTATTACAGTCTTCTTTTTAGAAGCTCTTTTATCGGTAATTAAAGCTAATTCTTTTTTTCCTAATACTTTTTTTGTAACAGAAATTAATTGTTTTCTTCCTAGATATTTTCTACCACTTGGAAGATGTGTTACTTCATAGATAAACCCAAAGCTTCCTTCGGGCATATCTGTAAGTTCTTTTATTTCTTTATTTTGATATAACCACATTTTTTATTTTGTTTTAGTCTAATTGTTTCCAAGTACTGTTTAAGTAACAGTATATGTGCTGATCTACTCCTGAACCTGATACTATTACCATTCCTGCTGAAGGTGTTGGTGTTGTTGTTCTTGGTGCAAGTACTAGTATATCATTTAGCATTAGAGAACCTGTTATTTCAACTGTATTTCCTGCTGCATATATTAGATTTGATCTAGAACTATCTGATGTTCCGTTTCCGTGAATAAAGGCAGATTGTACTGATGACGATATATTAAACTGGCCCTGTACGTGCTGGTATGAGCCTGATGCTACTGTATAATAGCCCTCAGCATGTGAACCTGTTCCCGATGATATAGTAGAATGTCCTTCAGCATGTGAAAAAGGTCCTATTGCTTTGGTGGTAATCCCTTCTGCATGTGCAAAGTCTCCTGATGCTGTAACACTGTGCCCTTCTGCATGTGCAGATCCTCCTGATGCTAAAGTATTAAATCCTTCAGCATGTGCATAGTAGTTTGTAGTTCTTGTATCTACTCCTTCAGTATGTGATCCGTAGAATGCTGCATGTGTTTTATACCCTTCAGCATGTGAATACTCTCCTGATGCTATAGATCCTGTCCCTTCAGCATGTGAATAGTTCCCTGATGCTGATGTATGTATACCTTCTGCATGTGAACTTGTTCCGAATGCTACTGTTCTTTCTCCTTCAGCATGTGAATAAGGTCCTACCGTTTTTCCATAGGCTCCTTCAGCATGTGACCAAAGTCCTAATGCTTCTGATCCTCCTCCTTCTGCATGTGAATAATCTCCTGATGCGGTTGTGCTATTACCTTCTGCATGTGATGAATTACCTGATGCTAATGTATTAAGTCCTTCAGCATGTGCATAGTAGTTTGTAGTTCTTGTAACTGCTCCTTCAGCATGTGATCCGTAGAATGCTGCGTTAGTGAAGTATCCTTCAGCATGTGAATACTCTCCTGTTGCTATAGATCCTGTCCCTTCTGCATGTGAGAAAGATCCTGATGCGATGGTACCAGATCCTTCTGCATGAGAGTATGACCCAGATGCATTTACTGCATTTCCGTTTGAGAAACTACCTATTATTGTAGTATTACCATTTACATTTAGTTTGTATGAACCTGGGTCTGTTGTACCTATACCTACGTTACCTGATTGGTTGATACGCATACGTTCTACTGGAGATGCTCCAAGACTGGCTTGTCCGGTCCAAAATGATAAAATACCTCCTCCTGCCCACCCCACACCTGGAGACTGTGATACTGTTGCTCTAATTTGAGAAGAAGCGTACCCAACTGTTGTATCGCTTTTCGCAGAAAACTGTATAATACCTAAAGTGTCTCCTGGTGCTATTCCTGTAGTGGTTGTATTTCTAATATCTAAAACTCCTCCTGTTGATTCACCTACTACTACATCGGGAGTAGATCCAAATGTTGGTGTACCGGGTACTATTGTACCTCCTACTAGTAGGGTTCCTGAAGTTATTAGAGAACCTGTTATTGAAGCATTACCATTATGAGAACCATCCCATTCAGCTGTTACACCGGTTATTTGAGAACCATCTCCTTTGAATGAACCTGTTATACCATTTGTTACAGTTAGTGAACCTGTTATTTGAACTGTATTTCCTGCTGCAAAAATAAGATTTGATCTAGAAATATCTGATGTTCCATTTCCAAGAATGAAGGCTGCTGATATCGATGATGTTATATTGTATTTACCTTGAACGTGTTGATAGTCTCCTGCGGTTTTTGTATTCTGTCCTTCAGCATGTGAAAAAGGTCCTATTGCCTGTGTATAGTATCCTTCTGCATGTGAATGATATCCTTGTGCTTCTGTAGAATATCCTTCAGCATGGGAGCCAACGCCATATGATATACTACTATATCCTTCAGCATGACTCCACTCACCTCTATAGTTCATATTACCATTCCAAGTTCTTAGAGGTTTACTAAGGTTTCCTACAATACCATTATTACCATAGTAAGAAGTCCAATCACCAGCTAATTCTATAGTGGTTACTCCACCACTGTATTGACTATCTGATATAAACTCATTGATTTCACCTAAATCACCGTCATAGGGATTATCATCATAAAAAAACAAATCACCACTAGGGAATGAACTTGTTACATTTCCATAAATTGAAGATAATTCAATAATTCCTTCATTAAAAGAAGTAGCAAGATATGCTTTGTCTGTACCTGCTTTTGTAGAATAGCCTTCAGCATGTGCGTAATAGTTTGTAGCTTTTGTATATCCTCCTTCAGCATGTGAATAGCCTCCTAATGCACTTACTGCATTTCCGTTTGATAACTTATCCGTTACTATTAGTGAACCTGTTACTTTTGCAATACCGCTAATACTAGTGTTTCCTTGCACCCTTAGTATATCTCCAGTATCTGCAGTTGTCCCTATAAGGATGTTACCTGCTTGTGTAATTCTCATTACATCAACACTGTTCATTTGAAAGTCTAATGGAGCATTAGTATTACCTACGTTTATCCTAGCATGACCTCCTGCATTATTTGGAAGTAGTCTCAGTTCTGTACCTCCAGCAACTTGAGCTTCCATTGTTAATACCCTAGTTCCTGTTTTAGATAGCAATAGATTTCCAGAACCCGTTATATCTCCAGTCACAGTCAATGAACCTGTTATTGAAGCATTACCATTATGAGAACCATCCCATTCAGCTGTTACACCAGTTATTTGAGAACCATCTCCTTTGAATGAACCTGTTATACCATTTGTTACAGTTAGTGAACCTGTTATTATAGTACTACCATTTACATCTAGTTTTGCATTTGGTGTTGTTGTTCCTATACCTACTCTACCACTATTACTAAATATAAAATTTTTTGAACCTACTGCGTCATCTATAACTAAATCCCCAGCACCATTTATTGCAAAATACCAATCAGGTACAGCTGAACCTCCTCCCGCTGTCATGTATAAATCACTTCTAAAAACAGCTACACCATTTACATCTAACGGATGACTAGGACCTGTTGTTCCGATACCTACTTTACCTTGGTGGGTGATACGCATACGTTCTTCTGGGGATGCACCTCCATAATCATTACCAGTCCAGAATGATAAAATACCTCCTCCAGGATCTCCTGAACCTGCTGAGGAATTTACAGTTGCTCTAATTTGAGAAGAAGCATAGCTTGTACCTGAGGCTAGTCCTGAGAATTGTAAGATTCCTAAGGTATCTCCTCCAACTATAATTCCCCTTGTATTGCTTAAATCTAATACTGCTCCTGTAGAGCCAGTAGGCATACCTATAGCTAGATTAGGCGTAAACCCGTAAGTTGGAGCTACAGTAGATGATCCTGATCCTACTGTTAATGAACCTGATATTTGAACTTCTGATCCTGATGCATAGATTAAATTTGATCTAGAACCATCTGATGTTCCGTTTCCTAAAATGAAAGCTGATTGGAATGGTGAAGATATATTATATTGACCCTGTACGTGTTGGAAATCTCCTAATGCTGTTGTATAAAAGCCTTCAGCATGTGAACCTGTTCCAGATGCTATAGTAGACTGCCCTTCAGCATGTGACCAAGGTCCTAATGACTTATTAGTAAGCCCTTCTGCATGTGAGTAGTCTCCTGATGCAGTTACACTATGTCCTTCTGCATGTGAAGATCCTCCTGATGCTAATGTAGAAAGTCCTTCAGCATGTGCATAGTAGTTTGTAGTTCTTGTACCGGTTCCTTCTGTGTGTGATCCCCAAAATGCAGCATTTGTTTGATATCCTTCAGCATGTGAATAAGGTCCTGATGCGGTTGTATAGTTACCTTCTGCATGTGCTGCGGTATCACTTGCTAGGGTGTTCTGACCTTCTGCATGTGAGTTAGCTCCTGATGCGGTTGTGTTCATACCTTCTGCATGTGAATAAGATCCACTCGCGAATGTAAAGAGTCCTTCAGCATGCGAACCTTGTCCTGATGCTATTGTCTGATCTCCTTCTGCATGTGAATATATACCTGTTGCTATTGTATTATATCCTAACCCTAAGTTAAAAGTAGTTGTTGTTGCTGCTTGTACAAAACTTCCCGTTGTATGCAGTACTAAGTTATTTCCTGATTGAGATGCTGAGTAGTATAGTGATGAAAAGTTAGTATCTACCTGTCCATAAGTAAGTGTTGATCCTGTTACTATTCTTAATGTTATTCCCATGTTTTATTTTTTAAATATCTATTTTTACTACAATTGTCATTTCTGTATTAGCAGGTTTAGGTACTGGTTGTGACATTTTTCCCACTGCAATTAATTCGTTTGCATCATTATATAATCCTACTGTTGTTATATACGGTTGAAAAGAACTTCCTGTTACATTATTTTTTAATGCTCCATCATTAACACTTCCGGTTGTTGAATAAACATTTCCGGTACTATCGTAGATCGTTTTTATAGATCCACTCAATACTGATGGGTTATAGGTATAGTTATACTCCGACTCTCTTATCTTACAGTGATAATTATATGTATAAATAGGTTGGCTTGATTTAAAAGCTACGCTACTAATACTACCATATACATATTCTCCTTGAGTAATTACTGCTATTCCATGGGTGTATATAATATCTCCTACATACAGTCTAGGGGAGCTCCCTGATATGTAGAGACTACCTTCTAAATCATCAAGAATAATTCTATTTACAAACTGTGAGTTGATTGCTCCGTAAAAACCTAGTATAACTCCCGGTTTTATACTTGTTCCGTATAATGTTCTCGGAATTGATACAACTAAAGCGTCTCCAGTAAGGTTTCTAGATTCTGAGTTGTATAGAGTAGTTTGCGGGTAGTAGTCGAATGAATGTGAAACTATGTTCCCTAGAGATTTACTAGGGTAGTATAGTTGCGATAAGCTACTTTTATAACTTTCGTCTGCTAATGTTGTGGATATCTCGTAAGTGGGATACTGAGCGAGAGGTATTGACCACTGCTTATGAGCAACGTAGGTTGTTATGTAGGCATCCTGTTTGTTTAATTTTTTGTAAGCACCCATTCATTAAAAGTCAAGTTTAATTCGTATTAATGCTTCTTTTGTAAAGTCTTTAATTAATGGCTTTGATAGTTTTGCCACTCCTAGTAAGTCATTGTTATCGTTATACAGTCCAACTGTAGTCATGTAAGCTTGTGGACTGTTTATCATTATACTATGTCTTAAATCACCTGAACCTGAAATGTTAGATGGATTTGTTGAGTAGTTAAACTCTGTATTTCTAACCCTAACAAATACATAGTTTGATGTGATTGTTTCTTCTGATCTTACACTGAAGTTTGATCCAGAGATAATTGCATTAGTAAACGCTTGCTTATTATTTCCTTCTGCATTATAACTTTCAGATACAAGTAAATTAATTCCATAAGTGGAGTCTTTAAGTGCGTTAGCGTTAAATATAAAGATACCTACATCTGGTAAAAATTTACCAAAAGATCCTGATGCTGCTGTAAAGGTACTATTAGCGCTATAAACTCCATTTGTAATTGAACCACTAACTATGTCGTATACTCTTCCTGCATCTACATAAGAAAGTGTACTTATAGTACTACTGTTATCTACAAGTGTAATTGTGTTGCTACCGCTTGTTAGTGTTAGTTCAAAACTACCTGGTAGTAATTTTTCTTTAAATCTAGCTCTATTAACTGTTATTACATGTACTGAGTCTGGTGTAGGTCCTCCGAAGTTAAAATCTGTATTCTCATCTCCATTAATTAAAGTCCTATACTGTCCGTATATCACAGATGAAGGAGACTTACCCACCTCTGTAGAAGTAATTAATGTAGAACCACTTCCGTTTCTATTTCCGTATGCTGTAGAGAATTGAGTATCTGTCACAGTTGGGGTATAAACATTATAGTAGTACTTTCCTGATGATAGGTTTGCTTGTGTACCAAGAGCCATAGAAGTTAGCTTAGTTATCTGATTTGACCAAGCTGGTGCTACTACTGAATCTGCACTTAATGCTATATCTTCTGTATCGAATCTTTTAAATGACATATCTTATTAGTTTACTTTTGTGATTGTTACTGGAATTGTTAATCTAGCTCCTGAATCTCTACCTACTACTGTAATGGTTGTTTGTAGTGATGTATTTGTTCCAAATAGAGTATTAACTGTTGTAGCAGTTAAATTGATAGAAGTTCCAATTACTGTTTTAGATACATTAGTACCTAGTGTAGTTGTTGAATTTAATGCTACTGCTTCTGTTGTATTAATTCCTACTCCGTTAAATGTGTTTAATACTCTAGCATCTGCTATAGTTGCTACATATCCTCCTGCTTCAAAAGTATTTGTACTACTAAGGTAGTTTAGTGTTTGAGGTGTGATTGCAAGTGATGCTCCTTGTTTTAATA